ACACGCGAAGAGATGCGTAGAGAGATGGCGGCGAAATGATTAAGGGTGTTACAAAAGGCGTTAAGTCTACAGAGTTTTGGATGTCTCTTATTGGGATGGTTGGCGGGATTGTTTGTGCTGTATTTGCTGAAGCTCAGTGGGCGCAAGTAGCCGGTGCTATTCTATCTGCCGTGTGTGGTAAATCGTATGCCGACTCTCGCAAGACAGTTAAAGCTGCAATTGCTCTCGGCGGTGCTAAGGTAGACGCTGCAAGGATTGCTGCGGAGGCAACTGAAGCTGTGGGAAAGCCCGAGGAGTAGTTGATGCTGTGGCGGGAGGCTTGGCGCAAGCGGAGAGTCTTCCGGAGGATGCGGTTGACCTACTACTCGGTGCTGTTGTTGACAATGCTGGCCCCAGGGGGATTGCTAATCTTGATGTCCGTCTTGGCAAAGATGTCGTCGCATTCGCAAGCGGGGAGTTCGCAAATCAAGACGACTGGCAAGCGATGGCCGGTCTAAAGATGAGGTGGTGATGGCGGTTAAAAAAGACTCACGACTAAAGCGGGCCGGTGTTAGCGGGTACAATAAACCAAAGCGAACACCGAGTCACAAAACCAAGTCCCACGTTGTTGTTGCTAAGTCGGGAGGCCAGGTTAAGACGATTCGATTTGGTCAGCAGGGTGTAACCGGTGACCGCAAGATGACAGCACGGGCAAAAAGCTTCAAGGCCCGTCACGGCAAAAACATAGCCAAAGGCAAGATGAGCGCAGCCTACTGGGCAAACAAGGTGAAGTGGTAAAATGGCAGCAAAACGAAAAGGCTTGTACGCGAACATTCATGCAAAGCGAAAACGAATCAAAGCAGGGTCAGGCGAAACAATGCGGAAGGTTGGGAGCAAGGGTGCTCCTACGGCTAAAGCATTCAAGAAGGCTGCTAAGACAGCTAAGAAGAAGCGGAGAAAGTAATGCCACAGGGTAAAGGAACATACGGAAGCAAAGTAGGACGACCTAAAAAAGTTCAGCCTAAAAAAGTTAAACCGAAGAAGAAGACAAAGAAAAAGTAATGCAAATCGGGCGCTACTTTAAAGAGTCAGAATTTGAATGCCCGTGCTGCAAGAAGTCGTCTCCTAGCACCAGGCTTGTCTCAATATTAGACACGGCAAGAGCCCAGTTAGGGCCTCTAAGAATCAATAGTTCTTATCGGTGCGAGAAGCACAATAAGGCCGTGGGTGGTGCGGTTAACTCTTTACACTTACCGCAAAAAGATGGCCGCGTATTGGCTGCTGATGTTACCTATGCGGATGCTAGTAAGCGCCACGGCGAGCACATGCTTAGGCTCTACATAACGCTTGAAAATATTGCCCGCAGGTACAACGAGCCTTATGGGCTGGGGCTTTATGCGACGTTTACCCACATAGACACACGAGGCGAAGCAGGCAGGACCATGGCGCGGTGGGACAAATACCCATGGCCGCGATAGTCCTTACTTACCCGCTTGTCTCGTATTACTTTATTTGCGGTGGGCACTGGTGCGTAGTCGTCTAGTTAAGATTTCTTAGTTCCTCGATTCGTATTCTTGGTAGCGCCCCATGCCTTGCGTTTCTGCTTGTCATAGGATTCTTTTGGAAGCGGGTGCATACACCTCTTACATAACCAGTAGGGTTTCCCGTTAGCCAGAGTTAACTCCAGGGTAACTTCTGTTCGGATGCAACTTTGACAGTAGCTCGTCTTCATCTTGGTCATGTTAGCTTTGGTGCCCCGCCCTAAGTGTTGTAAAATACAAAAATCTGTTTGAGGGATTCGCACATCTCACGTTGCTGCGGGCGAGGCAGTTTCTTGTATCATTTTTCTTAAAGCAAGTCCAACCTGATACCCTACTGCGGGAGTAACCGCATTTCCTAAGCATCTAACTCGGTCCACCCGATTGGGAACCCCTGCAACCACTCTACAAACTCCGGGTTCACGGTCCCACCGAGCACCTCCGGCAACTGCGGCGTGTGCCCAGTGTCCTTCCACCCCTTCCCGCTTCGGTAATCGCGAGCGGTCGGAGTCGGGAACGTCTCGGCATGCAATGATAAAAACTCTAAACCTAACGTGTAAGGCACCGACCGCCGAACTCGATAGAGTGTCATATCTTGCATTGTACCCGATGCTGGCCAATCCCCCGAGAACGGTTCCAATTCCGTTGGCATTAGTAAGGAGCCCTGTCGGGTTTTCCACGATGATGTACTCAGGCAGTAGCTCGCTACAAATTCTAAGCATGTGCCACCAAAGGGACGAATGCGGGCCAGCCACTCCAGCTTGTTTTCTGACGACTTGGCCGCTGACGCTTGTGTCGGTGCAGGGGAATCCTCCCGCGACGATAGAAACTCTTTCGAGATTAGAAGCTCCAACTGTTCGGGCATCATCAAACCTTTCTGCCTTTGGCCAATGTTTAGCCAGCACTTGGCGGGCGTATTTGTTTTTCTCAACTTGCCAAACTGTTTCACCTAGACCGGCAGCCTCAAGGCCAAGCTCAAGGCCGCCGATCCCAGAAAATAAACTTCCGATTTTCACGCGCTAAACTCGCCGTTTTTGTCCGCACTGACGGGGCGACCAACCGATCTACCTGAATCTTTGATTTCTTGGATGTTCATCCCAGACCCCTGCCCGATTTAGTTCTGACGCAATGCGTCTATTGATGTCACGCCTTTTAGAGCTGGCGGAAAACACACACCAGCCTAAGAAGCTGACAGCTATCGATAAAGAAATTCCTAAAAGCATAATCCCCTCCCACTTTTAAGTTTACCTTAAACCCCGCTAGGCGCGGCTAAATATTCCGCCGAGAAACTTCCGGCCCGCAGCAACGGGTTGAAGTCGTTCCTCTACAGCGCTTATGGTTCGAAAAGCTTGGCGCAGCTCCCCAACGGCTTGCGCATAAATCTCTCCGATTTCTTTATCGAGGTCACTGTCCTCGACCAACACTCTACTGCTGTGCTCTCCTGCTTGTTCAGCAGAAGCAACAACAACAGCGTTTAAGGTTTTCATGATATGGCGGCAATGATTAAGCTCACCCTTTCTAAGCTTACTCATCGCCGCGCCTCCAGTAACATTCTTAATGCGTCACGGTCCACGTCAGAAATGTGCCCGTGTGCCTCTGCCTCTTTTTCATGGGCATCGCGCCGCTTCTGTTCATTTGTTTTTTCATAATGATGTCCTTGGTAGTGGGACATTCCCGGAATTTTTGCCAGCGCTTCCGGGTTACTCATAAACCAGGAATAAATAGCAACAACGACAGTTAAGCCAATCGCGAAAACTAGGCCGTGGTTTGTACCGGGCCGCTCTTCTCTTAATCTTACGTCTCTCATTGGGTTAGCTCCTTCCAATTGCTTACCAGTTGTTTCCACCACCAGAATTACCCTGCTGGCCATCATCCTCGGGGGCCAAGCTCAAGATATAATCTGGGTGCGCGTCGCTTTCTTTTCTATCGTTCTCTTGCATCACGATGCGGCGACCGCCCAGCATTACACCAAGCACGCCTTCAAGCTGGCCCGTTAGAACGCCCTGCTTTTTTCCCTTCCAAAGTGCTGCAAGTTTTTCCCAACGTTGTTTTTGTTCTGCCATGTTTTTTCTCCACGGTTAAGGTTATACGGTTGACACTAGCATCAATATGATGGTAACGTCAAGTTATCAGCTAATTCAGAAGGAGATTTTTTTATGGAAGCAGTAAAGACAGATGAACAAGCGGCATGGCTAGAGTATTGGGCACGGCGTAATTGTGTTGGCTCTAGTGATATCAAAAGCATTGTAGGGACGTGTACTTTTCGCGGTCCTCATGATGTCCAGATAAGCAAGAAGGGCGAAGAGAAGGATAACCCAAGCACCTATATGGAAGTGGGTCTTCTGATGGAAGAAGCTCTTGGTAAGATGGTGCATCGAAAGTTACAGATGCACGGCATTAATGTCGTTCTGAAGCCAGGAAAGACGTACACCGAAGAGATTGACGGTGTTCGATTTCGCGACACGCCTGACTTTATTGCGGTCGAATCAAATCGGCACAGTAAACCGCTATACTGCATTGAGACAAAGCTAGGCTACCGGGCGGACCGTGAACTCTACGGCGACGAGTGGAGCGATGATGTGCATCCTGGTTACCGCGATCAGTGCATTTGGCACTGCGGTATGACGAAATCTCCAGCCTGCATTCTGGCTGTCCACTTCAGCAGCACAGACTTCCCTGAGATTTATGTAGTGAATGCTGACCCCGAGCGGTTCGATTATCTCGTAAAGTCCGGCATCGAGTTTTGGAAGCGGTACGTTGATGGCGACGAGATGCCGCCGTCGGACCCAACCGATGGGTGCCGTAAGAATCTTGCCCGTTTGGCGCAGGCCCATCATCAGATGATTGATTGCACCGATGAGCAGGTTGAGCTGGCCAAAGAGTTGAAGAAGCTCGGGCCACAAATCAAGGAATTAACTAAGCGCAAAAAGGAGATTGAAAACTCCTTTATTGAGGATATCGGTGAGTATCGCGGGATAGACTTTTGCGACGGCGCGAAGTTTACATTCGGAGCAGATAAGAACGGCAAGCGCCGAGTTAGCGCCAGCTTTAAGAATTTGGAGGATTGAGATGAGTGATTTAGTAGAAGCGGTAGAGTTGGCAATGGTCAACAATGATTTGCAAAAGCTTGACCCAAACTCACGCCTAGCTTTCTTGAAAAAGCTTTGTGAGTCGATGGGGCTTAACCCTATGACGCAGCCTTTTCAATATATCAGGTTGAATGGTCGCCTTACCCTTTATGCGACAAAGGGGTGTGCTGACCAATTGCGGAAGATTAATGGTATCTCAATCGAGATTCTTCAGAATGAGCTGGTTGACGGTGCAATCATGGTTCACGTTCGAGGCACAACGCCAGACGGCAGAACTGACGAAGACATCGCGGTTGTGCATAAGCGCAAGGGTGTCGAGGGTGCCAATGATTACATGAAGGCCATTACCAAGGCGAAGCGGCGGCTTACTCTTTCTATTTGCGGCTTAGGTATGCTTGACGAAAGTGAGCTAGAGACAATCCCAAGAAAAGCATTTGATAAGCCGGAAGCCCCGGCAGAAGTAAAGGCTGTTTTGATGCCGCCAAAGAAAGAGGAAAAGCCCAAGGCTAAACCAGAGAAAAAGAAGGCCCGTACGCCTGCGGCGAATAAGAAATCTTTTGTAGGCGCAGCAAAGGCTTTTGCAGAACACGGTGTAACAGAAGAGCAGCTTCTTGGTTTCCTCGGCATCGAGGCCCCTGTGCAATTCATCGAGCCGCTGGCGGAAAAACTACGTGAGGCTTATCCGGTAGTTGCACGCGGTCAGCTCCCCAAGGGCTTGGAGCCTATGGTTACTTGCTCCGCTGAAGTCCCAGCGCCCCCCGGCCAGGACATGGCAGGAGTTGAGTGATGCTTGGATGGGCACTTTGGTTTGCCAACAATGGTTGGCCGATATTCCCTGCGCATGGGATTATTGACGGCGTGTGTACGTGCCGCCGTGGGCCAGAGTGCTCATCTCCCGGCAAACATCCAGACACTCGTCGAGGGTGGAAGGATGCAAGCTTGGATCCAGAACAAATTAAGGCGTGGTGCGCACGCAATGCGCACCTTAACCTTGCTCTTGCTTGTGGGAACATTACAGTCTTGGACATAGACGGCGAGAAAGGCCGTCAGAGCCTCGAAAGCCTTCTGGATAAAGATAGGGCTGCATATCTTAGAACGACGCCCAGAGCCCGCACGGGAGGCGGTGGGTGGCACCTTTTCTTTCAAGGTGTGGACGTGAAAAACTTGGTAGGTATGAAACCAGGTCTTGATATCAGAAGCCGGGGCGGGCACGTTATTCTCCCGCCGTCGATGCATATATCTGGTAAGCGATACGCTTTTGACCGGTGCCCCACAAAGTTTAAACTGCAGAAGTTTCCGAAGTGGCTGCTCAAGATTGCCAAAGATGACAAGCCACGCATTCAGACAGTCGCATCATCAAGCGCCGAGCCGGTAGATATCAATAACATCCCGGCCATCCCAGAATACCGCAACAACACGCTAACATCTCTATGCGGTAAGCTCTTCAAGCGAGGGCACACAGTCGAAGAAGTTTCGGCCATCTTATTGGCCATTAACAACAACAAATGCCAGCCGCCTCTCGGCACGGCAGAAGTGGAGCGGATTGTTTGGTCCGTTTCGCGGTATCATTAGGAGCTAACCAATGGCAAAAGAACCACCTTTAGACCCACCAGATTATGATGAGCCAGAGCCGTCAGATGACGAATGGCTTGATTGGCGACTTAAAGATCTTGATTACTTGGTCGAGGATGACAACGTTATCGAGGCCATCGATACCGTTTTGCGAACAGTCGGCGAGGCAATCAAGAACGGCAAAGACAACAAAGAGGATTTTGCCAAGGACATTGGGCTGTCTGTTATTGAGGCGGTCGAGCAATATATAAAAGACGGAGAGCTGAGTGACTTCATTGAAGACATGCAGCAGAAGGCCGCCGATGACTTTGTTGAGCCGGACCCGCCAGATGATGACGATTACCCTGAGTTCTATGACGGCACTGGAAGGTACTAACGAAAAAGGGGCCAAGGTTTTAACGCCTTGGCCCCTTCGAGCTAACCCAACCGCACCAAGACGGTGCTGAAGGACATTAATA